GTATTCCTTGTATCCAAAAATGGTCACCTTTTATAGTTGTTCCTCCACTTTCTATTGTCTGCGAAAGAAATAATTCGACCATTTTATAGATATTATCTGTGCTTGACAATCCTAATCCTCCTTTTGCGGTTGGAGTTGTCATATATTCCAGTGCCGTATTAGGCTCTAATTTTGTAAGAGGAATATTTTTTTCTACAGTAACTAATCTATGCACACCTAAATCTACATTATAATTGCCTATATATTCCCTGATTATTGTAAGCTTCACATCGTTGATGTTTTGACTTAATATATTACTCATTTATTGTGACCTCCTGTTTATTATTTATTTTCGTTTTTACTGTTTCAATGGTTTCAACTTCTCTTTCTTCTATGACATCAAAGGAAATTTCAACATCGAAGGAATAACAGTAACTCCATTTTCCAGCTTCAATAAAATTCAAATTTCTAATAAAAGACATCCGTTTTATTCCAAAGCCATTATTATTAATCATGTTCCTTTTTTCAAAATTGATAATTCTGAATAAATTATTTGCCAGTTCGACAGCTTCCATCATGGTTTTATGTCTGCAATTAAATTGCAGTGTTGAGTTGTAAGTCTTTATATTCTGTTCTGTTAACATTCCACTTTCTTTTTTCACAACTTCGATACTCTGGTTGTGAAAATCAGGAGTTAAATTAATAACAAACATTTCAACAAATGGATAATTTGGAGTTTCTGCAAGCATTTCTCCTGCTATAATTTGCCATTTTTTGTTGCTGAAACTATTTAACAGTTTCCTAAACTTCTCTATCAATTCCATCTTTTAACCTCTCTAAATAGCAGATTATCAAGTTAGCATGTCCATTCTGCCTATAGTCTTCTTTTCCTACAACCCTGAATTTGTTCCCTAAATGGTCTATGACTTCCGTTTTTAAGTCTATTTCAACATTTTCTTTTACATATAATTTCCTATCCTCAAAACCCAAAGTTGTATCCTGTGACTGAAATTTAATATAGTCTGAATGACTTAAGTCAAATAATGCTCCCTTGAAAGTAATGTCTTTTCCCTCTACTATTCTTTCACCATCTTCCCAACGAGGAACGCTGTTTTTTATTTTTAATTCCTTAAAAAATCTTTCAGGAATTTTCACATTATCCATAATTCACCTACTCTATTTCAAATCTTACTGAATTAAGCATTGTTCCTGTGTCAATAAGCGGTTTAGTTCCTTTTTTTCTTTTCAAAGTGCTTTCCTTATTTGCAGCAAAACCACCTTTTAAAATGCTCTCCTGAATTAATCTAACCGTTTCAACACCTATTGTATTTAGCACCATTTCTCCACTTGCACCACTTTTAATTGCTTCCATTACAAGTGATTTCAACGTTGTGTCTAAATAGTTTTCTATATCCTTAGTAGCATTTGAAAAAAAAGGTCTTGGAACATTACCTTTTCCTCTTCCAAATTCTACATAAAAAGCGTATTCAGAAACTTTAGTTCCCTTCGCTCCGCTTTCGCTTCCTGTAAATCCTATTTTCAACTTATGGCTTGTCAAATATTTAAAGACTTCTTTTGCCTTGTTATATTCGTCAAGCTTAAATTCAATTGATATTCCCATTACATCAGTAATCCTTTCAGTATCGGTATGATAAATGTGTTAAAAATACGATTATCCTTGTATGTGTATGCAATATCATTGATTTTATAATTACTGTATTTCTGCATGTCAGGATCTTCTTGTAATAACATTAAATCTCTTATCATCATTGCCACATAATATTGCAAATCATACGGAACATCTCCGTTGTCTCCGAATGTAAATCCGGAATTGTATTTAAGGACTATCTTATCTTCTTTAGTAAAAGTACAGTTATTGCACCCTAAACAGAAATAATCCGTTAATTCTATTTTTTTAGTTGTACTGATATAGTCCTCTGCTTCCACATCTTTTTCATTTATTAAAATAGAAATAACAGAATTAATAGGCGGGTATTTAACCCAAAACCTATTAATTTTAATGTTTTTCTGTATTATTTCAGTTCTATCTTGTTTTTCTAAATCGTATCCTATGTGACTTTTAATCATATCCGAAACAACATTTATAAGAATTTTTACAAATTCTTTTTTATTTTCTTCCAGTTTCTGATTAGTAAGTCTCTCGTATTGTCCGACAGTTATTATTGCTTTCATGCAACCACCTATTTCTTTTTAACAGGAATAAATGCCTCAGGCAATAACACATTTCCACCTACCATTGTTTCAAAGTAATATCCGGTAAATCCTTTTTGTGTGATATCATCTTTAATTCTTATGTTGTAGTCAGTATGAGTTACTCCCAAATATCTTGACATATCTGCGACCAGCACAACTACATCTCCTACATTTGCACTTTTAAACGCTGGCAATGTGTCGTCATAAACAACTGGCAGAGCTGACAGAGAGTCCTGTTTCCCGTTTTTGTAAGCTTCTTCAAATATTGGATTTCCGTTGTTATCTTTCAATTTAAAGAATTCCTTTGCTGTTTTTCTATTCATTATTATTACAGCTTTTGAAACATAATCTTCTTTTAAGTCATATTTTGCATCTATTATTGTGTCATAATCCACTTTACCGGCTGCAGCAAATGTCAAAGCATTAGCTGTAACCTGTGCATTTGTTAATATTCCGTAAGGCTCTGCAGTTCCACTTCCAAATAATATTTTTTCAGATATCTTCTTAACAAAATTTTCAGCAACTCTTTCAAGCACCAATGCTACAAATCCTACAACATCTCCCGCTAACATTTTGTTAGTGAAAATTGGTAAAGCATATATTTGATGTAGTTCTAATTCTACTTGGTCAAGTAAGCTTATAGCAGTTTCGGCTCTTGTTGCTGTTTCTCCTATGAATTTAACTTCTGTTGTTCCTAACAATTCTCTTGGTATTTTTGTAGACATTTCAGTCATAGAAAATTTTGAAACATAAGCCCATATATTTTTAGTGTCCTGAGCTCTTCTTAAAATTGTTCTGCTTAACAATGGCAATATTGCCTGTGGAACATTAGTTGTTCCTGTAGATTTTGCCATTTCTTCTCTTTTTTCTAAGAATTGAGAAAAAGATTTTATTGTGTATCCTTTATCACTATTTGTTTCTTTCATGAATTCCCATATTGATTTTTCCAGATCAGCTTCATTTAGTTCTTTTTTTGTTTCCTGAATTCCAGCATATTCTTTTGCAAATTCATTCAATTTATCCTCAATTGATTTTTCAAAGCCTTCTTTGTAGTCTTTCAATGATTTTTCAAAATCACCTTTAACACCTTCCAGCTGCTTTTTCACTTCTTCACTTAAATCTTCCTTTTTCAAAGCTTCTTCAATTGATGTAATTTGTTTTTTTACATTTTCCTCATATTCTCCAAATAATTTTAATATTTCTTCTCTATTCATATTTTCATTACCTCCTAAATTTTTAAATGTTGTTACATTACTTCCCGGAACAGCTCCTTTGATAACCATTGAACCTTCCCAAACTTCAAATTCCTTTATGAGAAACGCTCTAACTTGACCTTTTTCCGTTTCTACATATCCAGTTTCTCCTTTAAGAATTCTACCACCTACCGACATGTCATATTTCGCTCCTAATTTCATGAGCGAATATATTTTAGCGGCTTCTTTATTAAGATAATTTCCATTATCATCTTTTTCTAAGTCCAACTTAGCTTTAAACTTCAAATCTCCATTTTCAGCCCATAATTCCATTACCCCCAATTCACTGTCTTTTTTATGTTGATGCAATAAAAAGGCTGTTCTAGAATTATCCTTGGTTTTAAAATTATTGATTGATTCTTCTAAAAAGAAATCTCCATAACTATCTAAGACTTTTCCTTTTGTGAGTATCCCTTCAATAATACCTTTTTCCATGTCAGACTTTTCTATGATTGTTCCTATGTCTTTTTGAAATATTCCCTTTGGCATTATTATCTCCTATACTTTAAATTTATATGTTGTGACACAATAACAATTTATTACATCTCCAGCTTCCGCATCTGGATCATGTGCATACATCAGACCGTTTGAAAATGCTTCATCTATTTTTCTTTCTTCGCCATTCATATCTAAATGTGATTTTCTGTCCGTTGCACCACCACCTGAATGCATCCATACTTTAGTATTTACAAGTGTCTCTTTAGCTAGTTCGTGCATAGAATATCCACTCGCCTTAGCCGTTTCTGTCCTTGCAATTGTTAAAGTTCTACTCTTTGTCATTTCTTTTACATTTTCCCTGACCTCCTTGGCTATTTGTTTCGCATTTGTTCCACTTGCCTGCCTTTCAGAAATGATTTTATTTATTTTATTTTTTGTAACTTCATCTATTTTTTGTACTTTTTCTGCAGCTTTTTTAGCATTAAAATCATTTAGCCTTTTATCTTCTATATCTTTAAAATACTTTACTTTTTCCCTCACTTCATACATTTCATCCACTACATCTATTACAGCCTTAGTTGACACCCTGTGAGTAAGCAGTAAAGTTTTATTTAAATTGTTCCTAAATGTTTTGAAATCAATTATTATTTCTTCATTTATTAAATCAACACTATTTGATAAATCATTAAAGTTTGAGTCTAATTTTTTTTTTACAACTTTCGTTGTTTTTCCTCTTGCTTTTTTTAATGCT